CATACCTTTGACCTTATCGTTAGCACTATCCCAAGTGTCTTCTTCTAGATCGTATCCCATTAGTCAGTCTCCCTCTTAGTTGTTGCTGTTACCCATTGTTCTATCTTAAATCTAGGGTTAGCATTTTGCAGCTCATAGCCTAGGTCTAAGGCTACTGTTGCTATGCCATCTCTACGACCTTGAGTATAGGCATTTAGGTTACCTTCTGTATCTGTTAGCCTCCTATTAAATACCTTAGCTATCATGTCGTAGTCTTTCTTGCTTATCACTAGTTACTCCTTGTAACACCTAGTCTGTATCGTTTGTTGATACTGTCTTTTAGTATCTGCATATCCATTTGGTATTGTTTGTATTCCTCATAGCTAATTAAGCCGTCTAAATATAGACCTTTATAATCTATTCCTACTTTATACCTACCGATTATCATGTTGCCTCCTTGGCAATTACTTATTAGTCCCCGACTTTCGGAGAGAAACTCCATCATACCATAACTACTGGAGATGTCAATGAATAATTGACATCTCTCTTGTAGTTATTGGTATTAATATTATTAGCTACCCTACCTTAGTAACCTTGCTCTTTTTCTTTAGCCTAGTGTCTATTATGTAGAGTATATGGTCTAAACTATCACCGCCCTTAAGTTTGTTCATAGTCGATCTGTTGTAGCCTTGTTTAAACTCTAGCATTCGCTGTAGTTCTATAGCTGTTAGGTCTTGTAGTTTACCTACTGTAGTTAGCTTAGGTTTGTCGTGATCTCTGACTGTGTTGTAGCCTCTGATACCTGCTTTTAGGCTAAAGTTTTCCTGACAGCTAGTAGAGCATAGGAACAGCTTGCCTTTAGGACTGTTAACACTTAGGTTAGTTAGTTTATGGCAGTTAAAACATGCCGTTTTGATGTTGTCATTCCATTCTGGAATCTGTGCTTGTAGTCTGTATTGTTTACTCACTTGCTTATCTCCTACTTGAGTTTAAACTTAAATATTAGTGAGCAGTTTAACGACTTACTCAGGTCGTAGACCTTAGCTGATCCCCATCTCAGCCATTAAGCCTTCAGCCTTATTGCCCTGAGTAAACTCGCTGTAGGGATATACCATTACTCCGGGTATCCCTTTACCAGTTTTCCCTCTGCCTAGTGGCTTTATGCTTATTAGCTTCTTAGCCACAGCAGCATCAATAAACTCTTTGCCAGACTTGCCGTAGTACTCTTGGATTAGATCGTTAAATCCACTAGTTACAGCATGAAAACCTTTGGTTTTCTTGTAAGTCATAGTCTTTTTGTCCAAATACTCTATGCCTACTTTGCCGTTCTTAGGATCTAACCACCAATTTAGCATTTGCCTAGCAGTCAACTTCTTAGCCATTTGTGAACCTCCATTTTGTTCACTTGTTTTCTGCCGCTCCAAATCGAAGCGACTCTTTCTAAAAGACCGTCAAGGAGCGAGCTGTCAAGTCAAAGACTTTACAGCGAGTAGAGATCGGTGTGTTCCACACCGTATCTCACTCCGAAGACGGTAAAATGAATACTGGCTTAGGTCGATAGATAGGGAGGGGAAGAGTTTTGAATGATTCTTTCTTTAAGAGAAGGGGAACAAATGAGACTGGAGCCTAAATTCCAACAGTTGAGACTCTCATTAGAGTCTCAATAAGATTTGGCAATTCGAAATTAGATGAATATTGATGTCAATATTCATAAGAAATGGGTTAGGACATCTGTTCTAGCGTAGCTAGAGTTATGGACAAGTTGGCTATCGGACTATAAACTAACGCTAAGTACAAGTACTTAGGAGAAACTATATGGCAAAGCCTAATATTGATCAGCAGACTAGGATAGACAGTACGACTGAAGAGACTTATAAGTCTCTAAATCCTACTGAAAAACGTAGTTGGAGACATCAAGCTAAGTATCTAACCTGCTATTCAGAGACTAGGAGTAAGAGCGTAGCGGCTAGCTATTCAGGAGTATCTATTAGAACTGTAAACAGATGGCAACAGGAGAATAGATACGGATTTACTGAACGGATGGAGGAGGCTGACTTCGAATTCTGTGAGAATCTGGAACAATTAGCACTTGAGAGAGTAAAGATGCAAGATGCTAAGAGTAATCCTGTACTTCTAATTACCTTATTGAATGCTAATCTTCCAATGAAATATCGTCCTACGGTAGTTATGGCAGATGATACAGCGAAGTCTGTACTGTCAGAACTAAGGGAATTAGCTAAGCAGGCTCCTGTACAAGAAGAATCAGTAGAGGAGCAATCTGCATTAGAACAAGTACAGGATATCTTGAATGAGAAGGGGGGCATGTCTTAGGTTTTGTCTTTATTTGGTAGGGATACCTATGACAGAATTTTTATATTAAAGGGGGGGCTGTATATATATATATATTATATAAATATACTAGAGCTTTTTTATATTAAATAAAAAAGCATAGTTTAATAATAGAGGGAGGGTCAGACCTCTCAGATTTCAGTGCAACACTGCAACACTTGGAGTATATACAGTGATAGGAAAAGTAAGACCTCAGATATTTTTAGCGATAGTTACTCTTGGAGTACTGGCAGGGCTGGGAGCATTAAATGAGATGCCCGAATTAGCAACTGCCACCATCGGTGGTATTATTGCTCTGGGGATGAAAGTACTGGAAAACGAATAGGAGGATTTATGCCCAAGGTAGGGAAGAAACACTTCAGCTATTCTGCAAAGGGTAAAGCTGCTGCCAGTAAATATGCTAAGAAGACTGGTAAGAAGATGACCAAGAAGAAAAAGTATTAATGGTATCTATAGCGAGTGCTGTATTTGATCTGGTTGACTTTGAACCCACAGATTTACAGAAGCGGATTTTAAACTCCGATAAACGATTCATACTTGTAGCTGGTGGTGAACAGGCAGGGAAGTCGATGGTAGCTTCCAAGTTCCTGTTGCAGAAGTTCTTAACAGATGAGTCTCCGGGTTTATACTGGCTCGTTGCTGCGGACTATGAGAGAACGAGAGCAGAGTTTGAATACTTATCTCAGGACTTTGCCAAGATAGGAATACTTGCTGAAGTTAGCAAGAGGGTAGACCCCGGAAGGATTATACTTTCAGATGGAACAAGGATCGAAACCAAATCAGCGAAAGACCCAAGGACGCTTGCAATGCGAGCACCTAATGGTATTGTTGGCTGCGAAGCGTCACAGCTTGATCTGGAAACCTTCTACAGACTCCGTGGCAGGTGTGCTCCTAAAGGAGGCTGGCTATTCCTAGGCGGTACGTTTGAAAGTTCCCTCGGCTGGTATCCGCAGACATTCTCTACATGGGAGTCAGGTGTGGGAGAGGAACAGAGCTTCTCTCTTCCGAGCTATTCTAACTTTCACTTATATCCCGGTGGTCGTGAAGACCCTGAGATAAAGAGGCTGGAGGCTTTTGCTAGTGATGACTTTTTTATGGAACGTATTGAGGGTCGCCCTGTACCACCAAGAGGCGTGGTGTTTAATGAGTTTAGGGCATCAATACACTCAGGAGAAGTAGACTACGTACCCAACGAACCTGTACATGTCTGGATGGACCCCGGATACGCAGGTGGCTATGCATTAGAAGCCGTACAAATCATAGATGATACCGTCCGAGTCTTTGATGAAATATACGAGATCGGGCTAGTTACAGAGGAAATGGCAGACATTGCTATGGCAAAACCGTGGTGGAAAGATGTTCAGTATGGTGTAATTGATATAGCAGGTAGGCAGCATCAGGCTATGCCAGCTCCTGCTGAGGTATGGTTATCTAAGACAGGTTTATACTTGGCATCAGAGAAGGTTCCCATCAATGATGGAACTGAAAGGCTGAAGAGTTTTCTTAAAGTTGATCCTATAAGTGGTTATCCACGGATAACTATTGACGTTAGTTGTAAGGGAGTCCTCTCAGAGTTTGGTGCTGTGCCAAATCCCTTTACTAATCAGACCCAAGCCTATAGATGGAAACATGATAGAGAGGGTAATATAGTTGGTAATACACCGGAAGATAAGTATAATCACGGTATCAAAGCATTGATCTATGGATTGGTGCATCACTTTGGTTTTAGTTATAGTGCTGACCGACAGAAGATAAAGGTGAAGCATTGGTAAGAAAAACTGCTGACGAAATAGTAAATCTTGTAGAACAACACAGGGAAGCAACATATCCTTTCAGGGATAGGATGCAAGACGACTATGATCTATACATCATGCGTCCTTACGATGCTGGTGATGGATATGAGTCCTATACGTCTAATGAACCCAGAACATATGCAGACAAGATCGTATCTTGGATGTCTGCTGCGGAACTCGTCATTCGTATCCCTAACATAGAAGAGCCTAGAGAACGAAGAGAAATGAATGATGCGAAGGAAAAGTTTCTCATAGGTTTGTTCCGTGGTGCTGACGAAAGACTACGAAGACGACTACAGCCATCTCTAAGAGAACAGCTATCTTGGTATACAGCCTTGCGTGGCTGGTATGCAGGAAGAGCTTTACTACACATAGATTCTAAAGAACAGACACAGATTGATATAACACCTTGGGACCCTATGCATACTTATTGGGGTGAAGGTGAAGAAGGACTGTCGTGGGCATGTTACAGAATACAAAAGACTAAGGGTGAGATACTACAGCAGTATGGTGTTGAACTAGATGAACAGGACGATGAAACACCAATAGATGTGTTCGATTACTACGATGAAGAAGATAATATCGTCTGTACTCAAGAAGCTATTCTTAAACAACCTACACCTCATAACGCAGGAAGAGTACCTATATTTATAGGTATGGTAGGACCACAGCCATTAATTCAAAATCTAGATGAAACATCTATTACTGACACCATAGCTGACTATGGTGAATCGGTATTTGTCGGTAACAGGCAGATATACGATAAGCATAACTTTACTATGTCAGTCATGATGGAGATGGTAGCTAGGTCTAGGAAGCAGGGAATCAAGATAACTTCCAGAGATGGACAGAAGACTCTTGATGAAGACCCATATAAAGCTGGAGCAGAAGTTGCACTTGCTAATGGTGAGAACATAGAACCTCTTGGACTCATGGAAGTAGCCAGAGAAACTGGTGCTTACATGGGATTAGTATCAGGTGAACTGCAGAGAGGAGCCATACCACACACAGTATATGGTGACTTGCAATTTCAACTATCAGGGTTTGCAATAAATACTCTTAGACAGGGTATTGATAGCGTACTTCGACCAAGAGTTGTAGCTATGGAAGATGCATACACACAGATATCTCACTTACTTTGTGATCAGTATGCCAGCGGTATGTACGATCCTATAAGTGTTAGTGGTAGAGACAGGAACAGAAGTTTCTTTAGTGAGGCAGTTCCACCAGAATCTATAGCTGAAGCTGGTATGCCTGAGATAAAAATAGTTAGCCAGCTACCAGAAGATGATATGTCTAGAATGTCTATGGCTCAGATGGCTAGGGATGGGCAGACACCATTACTATCTGATAACTATGTACGAGATAAGATACTCGGCTTACAGGATGCAGACTCTATTGAAGATGCAATCAAGGAACAGTTAGCTGAAAGGACTCTTCCTGAAGCTGCACTATGGTCTTTACTGCAATCAACTGAAGAACGTGGCAGACCTGACTTATCCCAGTTCTACTACGGAGAACTTATGCATCTGCTTATGCAGAAACAAATGATGCGACAGCAGAGTATGATGCCTCAGCAACCACAGGGTGGACAAGGGGGAATGGGTGGACCTCCTACTGCTGACCCTAGAGTAATGCCTAATGCTATGGCAGGTGCTCCTCCTCCTACTCCTAATATGCAAGGTGGACCTAATATGCCACCCGGATCACCTAGACCCGGAGCACAACAGAATGGGGCTGGCAGTAGAGACAGGCTTAGAGATATAGGTCTAATTGGAGCTAACGAATAATGTTTGAAATAATGTATACAGATGCAAGTGGGAACCTAGTAGCAGAAGATCATGGGGCATACTGGAGCCGTCCTAGTTATAAAAAACAAACTATATCTGTTACTAAAGATAATGTTGGAGCAGGATTAGAAGATAATAATCCTGCAAGCTATGACAGAATAATTAACAATACTGTCCAAGGAAATCTAGACCTTACTGAGAAGCTAGTACAGGCTACTGCTATGAGCGATGCGGAAGTTGTGAAACAGGCTATGCAAACTTGGAGAGACACATTCGATCAAGAAACTAAAGATGTTATTGAGAAGAGTGAAGTCTTTCAACAAACACAAGCAGCAGATTACCAGCCAAATTATGTTTCAAAAGATGTTATAGGAAACGAGATACCATTAGACCCAGCAGGTACTCTACCGCCACCTGATACAGATATACTTCATAAGGAAGAGGTAGAAGCATTGGTAAAACAATCTATCTTATTAGGGTTAGACCCAGAAGCTAGAAGTTTATACGAGTCAGGAGATAGGACATCTCAACGAAGAATAGATGAACAGATAAAAACTGCAACAGATATGCTGTTTTATAGTGGTAATTCACGTGAGCAATACGAGCAGTTACAAAACCAAGTTAACTCACAAATGTCTGATCTTTCCGAACAACAGTCTTCTGCAGATGAATTTATGGAGGCTCAGACTAGAGCTAATGAAATTATAGATCGTGGTGGTCAACCCGATGGTGGTCAAGGCGGTGATTTAAATCAAGTTGGTGGTACAACTCAA